GGTTCTTTTAATCCTTCACGTGCTAGATATTCACGAAAGTCTTTTAGCTTGGCATCTTTATTGGGATCATTGCTCAATGCGGCGTAGATGCTTTCCACATTCTTTAAATTTTCTTTTGTGAATGCAGGACCCAATAACATTCGTGCCACATGGGTGGGATCTAGACCGCCTTTAACCAGTTCTTCAGTTGATCGACTGAACATGCCATTTGCACCCACTTTGAACCCCAGGGCCTTGGCCATTGAACTCATTAGCACATTACGGTTCATGCCCTTGAATGCCGAACCTTCTGCACCGCCATAATAGAACGTGCCCCAATCCAAGTTGGGAAAGAACATAAAGTCTGTTTGTACATAGCCTTTGTCAGGGTCTCCGGAAATGGGAGTTTTAAAATGTACTTCGCCCTTTTTAACCACCCATTCACGTGGATCTAATCCCTGGCTAGTCACAATCTGTTGTAGTGCTGTGGCCAATTGATCTTTTGAAATTTCATTCAGGTCCACCCCAAGATCCAAGTCGCCGGATGTGGGCTTGCGTCCTGTGGATCCCAGCCAGCGTTCTGGTGGAAAATCAATTCCCAGAACATTTTCAATGTATTTGATGGTGGCAGGCACATCCGCCTGATTGATGCGCTGTGTTAATGGGTTGCCTTGTTTGTCCTTAAAGACATTTCCGCCTTCTTTGAGATACATAATTTATTTCTTCATGCCAAGTAATTGTTGTAACGCTGCCAGCGATGCTGGATCTCTTGCCATTTGTTGCATTTGTGCAACTTGATTGTCGTCTAGGTCCAATTTATCAACAACTTGTTGAGACTGTGGAGTTATTCTGCTGGAAGCTGTTCGTCGAGTGCCACTGAATTGTGCTATGCTTTTTGCACGTTGCACTGACGTTGCCAAATCCATCCAGGTTTTTTTGGCTTGGCCAGCATTGGTTTTGGGATCCATGGTCACATCAATTGCGGCTTGAATTTGTGCTGGCAACTGTTGTGATAACATACGTGCATCATTGTTGTCACTCAAGGCCGCAAGCCCAGCAATGTCAATGCTGGGAGCAAACAAGCTGTTTAGGAATTTTTCAAATTCTTGTGTGAGTTCTGCGGGAGCCAACTGATCTGCACCAGTGGCAGGTATCTTGGGATCTGCCACTGACTTCGAAGTGCTCACAAGTTGTTGTACCACTTGAGCCCAGCGTTGTTGCATTTGTTTGGACAATGGCTCTAACAATGATCGATTCATTTCACCGGCTGCGGCCTGACGTTGATTTGCTGACACAGGTGCGCCTGCAAATTGGTCTGCAGGAACTGATCCAGGCAACAATTTATTGGCCAGGCCCGTGGCAATGTTGCTGCCAATTTGTCCCATTATGCCAGCTTCGTTTACGCGGCGTCGTGTTATTTCATGAATCTGCATTGGTTTTCCTAACGGATCTAGAAAACTTTCCAGCATCCTTTGTTCTAATGGCATTGAGCAATTTTCTTGTGAGATTATCTGCTTGCTCGGCACCAAATTCTTTTTCAATTTGTTCTACTAGTCTAATGGCACTTGAGATAATATTGTCGGCTCTACTTTCAATAATTAGGCGACGATCACGCTCAACATACATTGAGTCTAATTCTTCCAACAAACTGCGTGTCTTTCTTTGCATTACTCCGGGGCCTTTGTATTATTTAGTATTTGTTGGTAGGATAATTTGTTCTGCTGCCTTGGGAAAAACTTCACGCCAGTTAGTTCCACGACGTTGATCTATCTTGCCAAGATGTTCAATAACAATGTCATGAGCACTGGCTGCAGACAATGGTCCAAACGCCGAACTTAATTTGTGCTTTATTAGTCGACCCAGATTATCATGTTTAAAATTTGTTGCAAACCAGTCAGTGATTTCGTCAACGTAGTATTGGCTTAAAACATTTATAGTACTGTTGATTCCGTAGCGGGCATTTTCTCCGCAGTTGTTGATCATCCATTGAAAATTCTCTACAGTTTGTGTCCAGTTTGCTGGATATCTGATATACTCGTATCTTGGGCCAATATCGTCCAAACTACAATAAACGTCAACTTGATTACATTCTTTCCATACTTCTAGCAATTCTGGACTGGGCTGTACTGTACCATTGGTGGTATAGTATAAAGTAACCTTTGATTTGTTTGGTAGTGCTTGTAGAAATTCCACGTGTTCCTTACTGAGAAACGGTTCACCGCCCCATAAATGAATAATTTCTATGTGACTTAAATCTAAGTTTTTCCAGGCGCGATTTACTATAGATTTTTTTTCGTCTTTGATAACTCCAAGTTCTTGTTTCCACAAACTGCTGTTATTAGGACCACACATGATACAGGCTAAATTGCAAATGTCGCCGACCCAGTAATCCATTTTTGTTAGTTCAACTGTGGGAATATCTCCAGGCCGAATTGGAGTGTTATTCCATGCCCATTTGTCAGCGGCGATTTGTTTGCGGCTGGGGAACCCTTGACTTTCCATTTCAGTACACGATTTACATCCAGCTGGCGGAGTTCCATCAATCCATTGTTGTCGGATGTTGACCAAGTTGGCATTGTTTACAAAATCTACAGTTTCAGCCTGGGCCAATGGATATATGCAACATGGAGCAATAGCAGGTTTATTGTTACGGAATTCAATGCTGAGATTTTTAAATGGCTCTAGGCAAACAGTGTTAGTATTATTCATTTGTATTATTTAGTGGGTGCAAAATTCTAATAAATATCTATTACTGCTTGCAAAGCAAAAGGAACAATAATGACCAGTCAGATCAACCCAGAGAATATAGATGCTTCGTATCCGGTGGCCGGACAACCCAATAATACGCAAGGCTTTCGTGACAATTTCACCAACACCAAAGTCAACTTTCAGTATGCTGAGGACGAAATCAACGACCTTCAGAGCAAAGCTGTATTAAAGGCCGCACTGACTGGTACCACATTAGATAACAACATGAATGATGCGCTGATTTATGCAGCCAAAATTCAAGACTTTTCAGCCACGTCAGTTGCTATCACTGCCACAGCAGGATCTATTGTGGTGGATTACAGTGCAGGACACTACCAAACTATTTCAACAACAGGCAACATCAATGTCAGCATTGGCAATTTCCCAACTGCTCCGGCTTTTGGATATATTAAACTACAACTGGTAATAGATGCTCCTGGTAGAACTGTTACATTCTCGGGCATGACCACACTGTATGGCACCACAGGTGTTCAAGGCATGATAGGTAATACCATTACATTTGCTGCCACTGGCACATATGAGTTTGCATTCCAAACCAATAGTGGTGGCACAACTGTCACCATGTTTGATCTAAACAGACCGTTAAATTACTATACTAATTCAGTTACTATTGCCGGCAGTCTTTCTGTTAGTGGCAACATAGTTGGTAACATAGTTACTACTACACAAACATTCACAGGAAATCTAACAGGTGGAAATTTGCTTACAGCCGGATATGTAACAGCAACTGGCAATGTGACTGGTGGTAATATAGTAACTGCTGGCAATATCAGTGGCTCACACTTTATTGGTAACGGAAGTCAGTTGACTGGCATAACAGTTTCCAGTGGCACCGCTATTACAAATGGCAGTAGTAATGTAATTGTTGCTGCCAATAGCAATGTAACCATTGGGGTCGCAGGCACATCAGATATTGTACATTGGTCCAGCACCGGTGAATATGTCACTGGTCTGATTAGTGCTACTGGCAACATCTCTGGTGGTAATTTATCAACCAATGGTAATATTATTGCTGGAGGGTATGTGCTTGGTAACGGTGCATTATTAACAGGGGTGGCAGCATCCACAAATATTGTGTCAGGCACCACACAAATGGCAATTGAGTTACCAAGTGGAAATATACAAGCAACCATTGGCGGTACTGCCAACGTGGTAGTAATTTCCACATCAGGGCTTGGTGTTGCTGGATTTTTAGCAGCTACCGGCAATCTAGTTGGAAGTAATGTCAGCACAGTTGGGTTGATGACTGCAACTGGCAATGTAACTGGAGGTAACCTACGCACTAGTGGATTAATCAGCGCCGCTGGCAATATCACGTCGGGCAACGTTGCCGTGACTGGAAATGTTAGTTTAACTGCCAATGTTATCGCCGGTAATTTAACAACAGGTTCACAAGTGGTTGCACTAGGTAATGTAACTGGCGGCAATATCAGAACTGACGGACAAGTGCTTGCAATGAGTGCTACTGCTATTCCGGCTGGCGGCTCAGCAGGTGCAGGCTATCAATTTTCGACCACTGCAAACTTTGGTGTGTTCTTTGGATCAGGTGTGCCCACACTAAGTGCCGCTCAGGGATCGTTGTACCTGCGCAGTGACGGCAGCACAACCAATAATCGAATGTATGTCAACACCAATGGCACCACTGGATGGACTGCGGTTACAACTGCTAGTTGATTATAGATATCTACTGTAAAAGTCCACAATATCAGGAAAGGTTTTCTTCCAATCCTGACCTCTTAAGGCGTCAAATTTTTCAGTTTGTGTTATGAATCTTTTTATGGCTTTGGGATTTTCTTTCCAATTGTCACCAATGGTATGAATCTGTTTGGTGCCTGCTAACGCATTTGCATATTCTTGTGTGATGTGTCTGACATCAAGATACTCATGGGATGCCAATTGTGCGCTATAATTAACTACATCCCCTTCTCGATTAGAGTTAAAGTTTTTACTGACCCAGGTAGAAACTTCATCAAAATAAAACAAATTTAAACAACTGATAGTCTCTTGAACCATAAACATCACATTACTCGGCAAAGATTGGCGTAGTTCTAAAATGTTGTTTGCAACTTGATTCCAGTCAGCTGGCCAACGCAAATATTCAAATCTATTTTGAGTACTGTCCATGCTAATCATTAGTTTTACTAATTTAAATTTTTCAATAATATCAAAATATTTAGGGTCAATGGGTTGAGTCCCGTTGGTTTGAAAAACCAACTGCAATCGATTTTTAGCATCAGGCACCAATTTACTTAGAAGGTTGGCAGTATGCCAATAGGTATTACCCATCAGAGTTTCACCGCCACAGAATTGAACCATTTCAAGATTTGTAAGATCTAAATTTCTTAACATCTGTTCAATTTTAAACAGATTATCAGTTGCCGGAAAAGATGCTGTGTAAAGATTGTTGTCTTTAAGATGCTTGGTCCAGAATGTACTAGAGTGTGGTCCACATATTCTACATGCTAGATTACAATTTCGATCAAATAATAAATCAATACGTTGTGGACCAGTTAAGTTTTGTTTGACTCCAAATTTGTCAATCATGGCCTGCCTAAAACTTCTTGATCCAGCTTTTTCCAAACGTTCACACTGCCAACATTCAGGATGCCATTCATTACGATTATTTTTTTCTCGTAGTTGCTGTAAGTTTTCGTGGTTCCAGTCAACTGTTGATTCATCTGACAGATTTAGACTATTTGTACTTAAACAACATTGATTGTATGTTAATTTATTAGTAGAATTTTTAATATCGATGTTGAGCCCACCATGAATCATTGGACAATAAATGTTGTTTTGCATATTATGACTTCTTAATTTGACCCAGCAATTGCTTGAGTTTTGCACTTTGCACGTCGGCTGTGACTTTTTCTGTGTCTTCTGATTTTAACTCCTTACCCCCTGCTTGATACTCCCAGGCATGTGTGCCTGTGGGCTTCTCCCACTTGGTAGATTTAGTGCTTTCAGTATCAACAGTGGTTATTTGGCTACGTGCTTTGATTGTGTCCATGATGCTACTCTGAGGCTTGTTGTAACCTGTGCCTTCATCTCCACCCTCATCTGTAATGCGCATGGTTTCAATGTTGTATTCCAGGTCAATCTTTTGTCCCACGCCTGTTGAACTACGACTCTTCATACATTGTATTTGATACTTGCCACGCTCTTTCATTGACCGACTTGTAAAGATACCAAACACATTATCAGCAGTATTAATCTTAGAGATACCGCCCGAAATGTGCGAGTGATCAAACTCAACTTCTTCTACTGCGCTTCTGTTCAACTGTGATGCTGTGACCATTAGCACACCCAGCTCTTTGGCCAGGTTACGCAGTTCCTCACTCACATACTTGTCTTTTACAAACAAGTCATTGGGACTGACTTTTGCACTTACTGGCATCAACAAGTCCAAATAGTCAATCATCACAAAGTCCACTTTCTTACCTGTCTGAATTTGATACTCTTTTAAGTAAGCACGAATGTCGTTGATATTGCTCTGTGCTGGCAATCCTTTGACTTGATAGTTGCCCGACTTCTTGCCTACCAACAGCACTTTCATTGTGGTTGTGTCAATGTCCTTACGAATATCCTTGGTACTTGTCTGTGTTAGCATGGCATCTGTACGCAAACTTGTGAGCTCTTCTGACAGTTCTAATGTGATATAAACTCCACTCAATCCCTGTTGTAGCCAGTTGAGTGCGATATTCATCATAACCAAGCTCTTGCCTGAACCTGATCCGCCTGCAAAGATGTTTAGTTCTCCTCTACTGAATCCACCATGCAACAGCCTGTCCATTTGTGGCCAGCCTGTTGATACTTGTCCACCAGAGTTGAAGTACTTGTTGATTCTGGCTGAAGGATTAGCAAAGTAGTCTGTGCCCATGTCCTTGGTCAAGCTAATTTGTACAGCATCTTTGATCAGTTTCTCTACAGGATCAAAGTCGCCTTTTTCCAGCAAGTCTGCTGCCTTTAAAATAGCACGTTCAAGTTCCTGGCGTTTTGTAAACGATTCAAACTCTTCCATAAACCAATCATAATGGCCTTGATTTAGATCCGGAACTGGCGCAAGTTTAACTCCAGTGGTTGCCGAAATCTGCAACCTGTCGGGCATGGTCTTGTGCTTGTCACTGTGTTCTTTGATGAACTCTGCGGCTTTGCGCA